CCCCAGCAAAATATGACAAACCAAGCGCAGTCCACTGACTCCAATCTATAATGGAGTCCAAGGCCTTCTTCAGAACCCCGGCGATTGCAACATCGCAGACGTCGACCATCCGGATGAAGCGACCGACGGGATCTCCGTTGGCAACCTTCTTTTCGTACTTAATTTTAGTTGTAAGCTTGGCACGTCCGCCAGGGCCAGAAAGGCGAGGATCAAGATCCTCACCATTCTGTAAGCGTAATGCAATGGTCACTGATTGTCCCAGAGCACCTCCTAGCCAAGCCTCCTCTTTATTTTTGAATCCAAGGTCACGCCATAGTGGCCCTGGATGCTTCTTGCCCTCGATCACGCCATCTTCAAGGGCGGTCTCGAGTGCTGAAATGATATCCCAATCATCAGGAACGAAAGGCAAGTCACCTAACGTGGAGTGAATCCACAGGTCTACCACATCCTCCACCTCCTTCCTCCATTTATGCTCAGGATGATCGAAGAGATTGAGGTGAAGGTGTTGCTCCTCAGCGGTAGCAAGCACCATTATATTCTCTTCGTCCTCAGCAAGCCTCCGTAAGATGGGCGGACCTGTAGGTGCACTCTTGAGCACATAAGGATCCTTCGTTCCAAACTGATTGACTACTGAATTGTTTTGTCGGGGTACCCCACCTCCCCTATATATACCAACACTATTACATGAACTATTTACAAGAGCCGCCTCGGCTCTATGACGCTGTCGCTTCCTTCCGAGTTTTCGCTTGGATGTTGGTGTCGACCCGGTGGATCGGGATCCATCACTGGAGACGGACGAGAGACTTTCATCAGCCACCCGACCCCCGGTATACACCCTCAGAGCCACGGTTGGTTCAACTCCGGTCCTTGAGGGCGTGGAGTAAACGAAATCAAATCCTGGACGTTCGGGGTAGGACTCATTTGATGGGCTTGAGCGTGTTCGCCCATACGAAAATTTCCTTCCGAGTCAATATCACCAATTGCGGTGATCCTCTCCCCAGTGGATAACTCATTCATGAGATCCGTCATGTCTGATTCGTCCTCCTCAACCGGAGGAAGTGAAGCCATAGCAGCCTCCTCATCAAAACCTAACGTGACCCATTCATTGGTATCCATAGTGAGCCCAAGGGCATCCATCCACCCATTGTCTAAGCTCATGGCATTCCAAAGGGCGGATGGGGACATGGAGGAAATAAGCTTCTCCATAACCCATTTCCGGTGGTCATCGTCACTGAGTTGTTGAGGTTGCTGCACCAGTACAGCAGCGTTTTGCGCTGGTGCAGGTGCGTTAACAGGACTGGGCTGATTGGGTGTCTGGCCAGCGCCTGATTTCTCAATCTCATCAACGGTGATAAGCCTCTTCTCATCGGGAGGTAGAGGGTCGGGAAAGACATCCTCCACCTCCGGAGAGTCGTAGGGCTTGGGCATGGAAACCTCCATCGCTTTCTGATTTACGGCGCGAATGAAGGTAGCCTCATATAGCAGGTTGTTAACCCAATCAGGACGCTGGGGATTATGCATAGAGCCCGCTAGCTTGCGAGCGAACAACTTGGGATTGAAGCCTTCAT